GATCCGTCAGCAACTCCGTTTAATCGGATAATGGTTGGTGCCGGCTTTTATCTGAACCCCATCTTTGTTGCGGTAAGGGGCATTACACACGTCATTAATTGTGCAGATGAGAGCGCTTGTCCCCTCTGGGCAAAGAGATATATGGGTCCAAACTATGTGTGCCTGGATGCTCCTGATATTGAGGGATATCCTATCCTAGCCGCACACTACGAGCAGTTTGAGAAGGCAATGGATAGGTTTCTCCAGGATCCTGGATGTCGCAATGTGTTTGTCCATTGCCAGGCAGGGATGAACCGCTCAGCAACGCTGGCTGCTGCCTATATTTCCAGGAAGTTCAGGATTCCAATTGAGCGGGTGGTGGATACGATGGGACGTCAGCGTCCGTGCATCATGACAAACAATTCGTACAAGGAACAGCTCGCAAAATTTGCTTCTACCCCAAAAGAATAATGTGGAGCGGTATCCAAGATTCAATTGCAGCCGCAAATGACAATCCAATCAAGGCTGTGAATTCTGGTATGGACGTTGTCTTGGGTCCATCCTTTGATTACCTCCAGACTATCCAGTCTCCTAAGAGCCTAGGAGTAGGAGATTCTGGTAACATTGACCAGATTTTTACCAACGTCGGCGCTATTCGGACATATGTAGATCGTCTCGTTCGCGGACCGAAAACTGGAAACCAATTTTTTCGCGATACGGGAGGTCTGTGCAAGGCTCCTGGTGGAGGACTTGTGCAGCGTTACACATGGGTCAATAACAAGCTTGGAATGGACGATGCAGCGGGTATTCTTGGCGATAGTTTTGCCAGTGCGGTCGAAGGCAGCGGTTTTGATGGTCTGATTCCTGGAGCTGGTGGTGATATCGCGGCTCTGAATCCCCTGAAAATCATGAATGGAATGGTTCTCGACGGTGTCCCCAAGTGCAAGGCATACACCTGCACGACGACCAATATTGTCAGTGGTGCCGATAGTGGCGACGAGACGCGTTTTATCACGCCCTCTCTGGAATTCAATCTGCGCGGATGCAAGGAAGCTGATAATCAGGCGGCTCGCGAGGCAGCGGCGGTCAAGTCGTATGCCGAGTGGAAGAACGGGTTTGATAAGACAGAAGAGGCACGCAAAAAGAAGGAGGCCGCGGAAGATGCCAAGTTAAAGAAAGAAAAGTTTGACGGCGATGTTCTGGTGAAGTACGACTCGGGTCCTGTAATCCTTCTGGGGATTGCATTCCTTGCGTTATTTTTTGGACTGGCGACGCGCCGAAGCAAATAACAACTTACGAACTCTTAGAGAAGAACAACAACAATGTCATCTGATGTATTCAAGGTGAAAAAGGCGCGTGAGGTAAGTTCCAACAAATCAAAAGACCCAATGGGGACTCTTGATTCGTTACATGAGAAGTATGTGGGAGAGCTCCAGGAGAAGTCATCTGAAAGTAGTCTCGTTAAAATGCGCGCCGATCTAAAGCAGCTAGAGACACAGCTTGAACGACCGTTCGATCCGTTCAAGTTTGAGGATGTTATGCAGAACACTAAACTGTCTGCCCAGCTAGATACACTACGGACTGAGATTTCTAACGCAGAAGAAAAGACAGATATTCGGTCATACTACTTGGAATCGGGGGATATCATGTTGGACTACTATGCACAGACAGTAAAGAAGACAGTTACAAAGATTGAGTGTGGCACCTTCGATAAGCTGTTCTCGGCGACCGAGACAGCCATTGGACCATCCAAGAAGCGGATGTTTGATGAGTACCTATCTCGTCGTGGTCTGTCCAACGGTCTCAACGTATCGGAGAATGCCGAGTATATCAAGAAGATGGCTGAGCACTGTGCCACGTGCAATATCCCGCGCGAAGAGATCACAGCCGAAGGTATCCTCGTTTGCCCCAAGTGCGGATCCGAAGAGTACTCCCTAGTTGTCTCAGACTTCCCCAGTTTCCGGGATCCCCCGAAGGAGCGCAATAATTACGCCTACAAGAAGCAGAATCACCTCAATGAGATTCTCAACCAGTTCCAGGCCAAGGAGAGTACAGAGATCCCCGAAGATGTGATGAACGAAGTTATCTGCGAGCTGCGTAAGCGCCGTATCGATAATATTGCTCTCTTGACTGAGCAGAATATTCGCGAGATCTTAAAAAAGCTGGGGCGTAACCGATACTATGAGCACGCCGCTCATATTCTGTCGCGTTTGAATGGAAATCCTCCTCCGACGATTACTCCAGAGATCGAGGACAAGATTCGCGCCATGTTCCAGGAAGTTCAGGCTCCGTATCTGCTGTACTGCCCCGACGAGCGCCGCAATTTCCTGTCGTATTCGTATATCATTTATAAATTTCTGGAGCTCTTAGAGCTGGATGAGTACAAGGTCCATTTCCCTCTGTTGAAGTCACGGGACCGGCTCATTCAGCACGATACAATTTGGAAGAAGATTTGTGAATACTTGCAGTGGGAGTTCATCCAGTCAATTTGAAATTCTTCGGTGTCTTGAATAATGGTAAGCCGGCGCAAACATAACGTAAAACGCAGGGTTCGCACGCGCAAGGCGGGACAAGTGCGTCAGTCTCTCCTGAATGACATATTGGCTCTAAAGCCTGTTCAACTACCGCCTGGACAGACACCAGTGATCACCAAAGCAGACTATGGACTTATCTCAGAACATCACGATGTAGTCCCAGATGTTCCTGCATCGTATTCTACCTTAAGCGTGTCGTCAGATGAGGATACACTCCGTACCCCCGAACCCTCGCCGCCTCCTGCTCCCCGTCCGCGCGTCAAAGTTTTCAGGGCATCACGGAAGATCGTTCCCGCTGGTCGGCGCCGGGGCCGAGGCCGGCGCTATACACGCAAGATGTGATGTTCCAGAGTACCATCCGTTCTTTCCGTTATGTACGTCCATGATTGATTTCAAAGCATGCTCGTATGACTTTCCAACTGCCTCCAAGCTGTATTTCGATACTGCACGCTCACGAATATACATCCTATCAAACTTTCCGTCTAGTGCCATCTGGATTCCCAGACAGTAGTCGGCAAGTGTATGACAATGAAGACCCGTCTTGAAGGGTTCCACCGTCTCCGTCTGCGCACCCCAATCGCCAGTGACTACCGGTGTCCCGCACAATTGGGCTTCTACGGCTACTCCGCAAAAAGGCTCGACCCACTGCGTCGGTGCCAGGAGAGCAGAAAGACGTCCAAGATAGTCCGATCGCTCGGCACCGTGGATAGGAGCCTTGTACTTAATATTGGGGCACTTGAGATAGGGGGTAGGATCACCCTGTCCGCACAAGAAGAACGTGACGTGCGGCATTCTTCTGGCAACTTCAACAATGAGGTGACAGCCTTTGCCATCGTTGATGCGTCCAAAGAATCCTACCGTGTTTGCGAGTGGGGTAGGAGAAAACGCCCATTCAGACACATCAAAGTAATTGGGAGCTACGAACCAGTAATTCTGAGGACTCTTGCTCTCCTTCGCAAGAATCGTGTGCATCCACGTATGGCTCTCAAAGATACGATAGTTACAATAGGAGTTGGGGTAACCGATTCCACTCTCGACTGCTACCGCATTAAGACCCTCTAGAGCCGCATCGTGCGCACGTCCAAACGGTAGGCAGACAATATCGGTCTGAGTTGAACGATAGTTCTCTTTGAGATAGTCTTTTAGCCGAAGATTGAATTCTCGGTACAGCGGAGTATCCCAGTTTCCCAGGTTTCCAATATACTGCGTAGGATCCTCCAGCCTTCGCACAACCTCATCGTGGCTGACATCTGGATGGAGTTTCTTGTATGACAAGACACGAAAGATATCCCACTCATCGCGCGTCATCAAGTGAATATCCCGATCAGCCCCTGAGTCTGATCCCTCTACGCCGTAATGAAACACCTCAAACCCACGCGCACGCATCATGGGGGCAAAGCGCTTAACCTTCCCCGTGAATGCACAGTGACTGAACTCGTTCGTGGTGACTGTATGCGGAATAGCAAGCATGTGAAGTCGAATCATTACTCTTTATGAAAACGGATGCTTAAACATATCTACGGATAGACTCCTAAGTAGTTTAAAATGAAGCCCCGTTTCTCAGCCTCTGAAGTTGCCGGTATCCTCGGTCGCAATCCATACAAGTCCAAAAATGAAATCCTCCTCAAGGTTCTATCGACACTGCCAAAGTTCAAGCCAATGATTCTGGGAGTCAAGGAGTCTATGGGTGCCCGCACCGAGCGTGAAATTGTCGATCAGGCATCCCCAGCCACTATGCGTGCTATGTGGAACTCGGTAGATGTCGCATGCAAGGCTACGACCGATAAGGAGATGGAGAGCGCAATTCAAACGTTCAAGACAACACATATCCAGCAGGTTGTGCAGGAGACGCTGGAAGGTAAGCGCCCTGTCAGCGAAGCTCTCAAGGAGGTGGTGGCTAAGATCGTATCGGGGCAGACGACAGTCGCCGCCGCTGCGTCTAATCCCCAGGTGGTGGCGCACGTGGAGAGCACCCAGGAGCATCAGGTCTTGGCAAGCGAGATCCAGAAGCGCCGTGGAACCAAGTTGGAGGACAAGGCTGAGAACACCTATGCCGCCGAGACAGGGAAGGAGGTGACCGATCGCAATACATTTGTAGAGTTTGAGTGCCCTGATTACCGCCTCATCGGCTATCTGGACGGTCTGCAGGATGGCAAGGTTGTAGAGACAAAGAACCGTAAGCGGTTCTGGACCGTTCCGCCTGCGTATGATTTCGTTCAGCTCCGCTGCTACATGTTCATGAAGGGCAAGAAGGACGGTGTTCTCCTTGAGAACTTTCCAGGCAACCCTCCGCGCACCACCAGGGTACCCTGGAATGAT